GCCAAAAAATGCCCCGGGGGTCAAAAAGACTCAATGTCTTTCATTCTCAACGGGGTTTAAACTCTCTTAGAAGATCTTGAAACTGTATTCAAAGGAGGACAAACGCCTATAGAAAAATTGGAGGTCGCATGGCAGCGCGAAAAAGGAGGGCGGCGAGCAACGTTATTCCCCTCAGACCGGCGACGACTCCCGAAGGTCGAGAGAATCAGCTGATCTCGCTGGCCACTGACCTGGCTGAGCGACAGATTCGAGAGGGTTCGGCGTCGTCTCAGGTGATCAGTCACTTCCTGAAGCTCGGTTCGACTCGAGAACAGCTCGAGCAGGAGCGATTGGCTCATGAGAACGAGCTTACCCGAGTGAAGATCGAGGCGATCGAGTCTCAGAAGCGTGTGGAGGAGCTTTACATGCAAGCACTCAACGCAATGCGATCGTATGCCGGTGATCTACAACCTCCTCCGGAAAATGACGAAGTTCAGGACGTATAGGGAGCTTCGTCGGCTTGAAACGTTCGAGGAACGCTTTCACTATCTCTCGCTGGGCGGAAACGTCGGAGAGAGCACGTTCGGGTTCGACAGATGGCTCAACCAGTATTTCTACAAGTCCCGAGAGTGGAAAAGTGCCCGGGATCAGGTGATCATCCGGGATCATGGGTGCGATCTGGGTGTTCCAGGCTATGAGATATTCGTAGATCTGCTTGTTCATCACATGAATCCCCTCACAAGGGATGACATCGAACATGGCGAAGAGTGGCTCGTTGATCCCGATATTCTCATAACCACTTCGCTCCAAACCCACAATGCCATCCACTATGGCAATGAACGCCTTCTGCCAAGAGGGCCTATTGAGAGAAAATCTGGCGATACAACCCTTTGGTAAGGAGCCAACATGCCATATGAAGCACCGGCCAAGTATCAGGGCACCGGAACGTATGGTGTTCTGACCGAGGCGGAGCAAGCTCACTGGAACGAGTACACCAACCTTCGAGGCATCTCGGATTGGCCTGGTTTCGACGAGAAGCAGGATAAACGTCGGGCTGATTCCAAGAATTGGCTCAATGAGCAGATGGACGAGATTGTTTCGTCTGCCAAGCAGAGTGGATGGGACACGAACAATCGTGGTAAGCGCTATGATTTCCTATCTACGCAGAACAGTGGCTCGCCCAAGCACGAAGTTCGCCTGCCCTGTCCAGGTACTGCAACCGATAGTGAGAGGGTCTATATCGAAGAACGAGAGGTATATCTCGTCTTCTATAGCACCACAGACGCACAGACGTCACGCAAACAAGCCAACCTGACCACGCTTGTCGACAAGCGTAAACAGCTCTGGCATCTCATGCAAGACGATGCATCCAAGAACAAGTCGATGGATCGTCAGAATCGGTATGACGCCCTCTGCATTGCTACATCGCATGGCGATGCGTACACGGAATGGGACAAGACGCACAACAAGTACGGTGAGCCGTACTCTCCGGACGAGCCGGATCCTGAGAAGTCGAAGCGTTCTCAGATCAAGGACTGGCTGGACTCATATCTCGGGGTCCACGAGAATCCGGATGGCTCGAATCGGGGTTCGCCGCAACCATCGAAGTGGCAGGAACGTGTCTATGGAGACGATGGAGTTCCGTGGTGCGCTTGTTTCGCCGTTTGTTCTGCTTGGGATGTCGGAATTAGCGGTAGTGGTACTGCTGGTGTGTACAACAATGTTCAGCTGGCCAAACAGGGCAAGGGGATCTACAAGGGATGGACGAATGACCCTTCGAAGGTCCACGCAGGAGATCACGCCTTTATCGGTTCGGATCATACCGGCGTTATTTACGACGCTGAGACAGGTCAGACGGTCGAAGGCAACACTTCGAACAGCGGTTCCCAGTGGAACGGCGGTTCGGTGGTCAAGAAGACTCGCGGCTGGGGTTACTGGTCCGCAGGCTTCGGAATTGTCCGCGCAGATTAACGAAAGGAACGACATGGAAGAGCAGGAACGAGGCAGTGACGACCAGATGCGTGATCAGGGCGTGACCGACGAGCAGGTCGAGGCCCCGGTTGAGACAGACGATCAGCAGCGTGCCGAGGAGGAGAAGGCTGTCGAGGAGCAGCCCACCGAGCCGGATCCCGGTGAGCAACACGAGGAACGTCCTCCGGTGACGTCGGATGACGAGGCTCGTGAGGGTGAAGAGGAAGCTCTCGAGGATCGGGTCGGTGTCACGCACGATCATGCGCCTGATTCGCCCCCGATTTCGGCGCCGTCGACGGATCCTCCTGGTCCCAGCGAGTAGTTCTCCACAGCGATAAGGCAGAAAGGTGGTGAGTAGATGGACACGAGTATTCTAACCGGTACAAAGAAAATTCTGGGTATCCCTGAAGATTATACAGTATTTGATACGGATATTATCACGCATATTAACTCCGTATTCTCTACTCTTACCCAGCTGGGGATCGGTCCTCCCGAAGGGTTCATGATCGAAGACGATACCACCATGTGGTCGGACTATATTCCCGACGACATGGAGTTCAACTCGGTCAAGAGCTACATGTATCTTCGGGTTCGGCTGCTTTTCGATCCCCCGACCACGTCGTATCTGATCGGCGCATTCGAGAAGCAGGTTTCCGAGCTCGAGTGGCGCCTGAATGTCCACCGCGAAGAGACAGGTTGGACATATCCGGATGATGGCGATCGTGTGTGGCCAATCGTAGTGCCTGGAGGTGAGGATGAACGATATTGAAAAGACCATAGGTGCCATTCTCTCTCACCATGGCATCAAAGGGATGAAGTGGGGGGTTCGACGTAACAGAACCCCTACTTCAGTCACTGTCAGCCAAAAGGGCAAGAAACTGAAAACCTCTGGCGGCAAGAACCAGCCTGCCCATACCGATGCGGTCAAAGTCGCGACGATCGGGCAAGTCCGGAAGAAGAGCGGAGCTCATGCTCTCTCCAATCAGGAGCTGGAGGCATACAACAAGCGGCTGAATCTCGAGGCAAGTGCTCAGCGTCTCAGTTATAACCAGAAAAGTCCTGGATCGAAATTCGTTGCAACGCTTCTGGGACAGTCTGGTAAGAATTCAGCGCAGGCCCTTGCCAATGAGGCGTCCACACGGGCTGTCAAAGGTGTGGTTTCAGGCGGCGTCAAACGTCACATCAAACGTACCGCTGCGAAAGGTGCAGTTGCCGCTGCCATAGCATTGTAGAGAGGAGGGTTGGCGTGGGCCTGTCTAATACTGCGGTTCCGATCTATTATGGTCGGTTTCGCGAGGCAGTCATCCGAGGAACTATTCCAGTGAATCGTGAGATCTCTCTGGAGATGAATCGGATCGACGCGCTCATCGCCAACCCGAACATCTACTACGATGACCAGGCGGTGGAAGGATTCATCCGTTTCTGTGAAGGTGAGCTGACCCTTACCGATGGGGCCGATCTACATCTGCTCGACTCATTCAAGTTGTGGGCCGAGCAGATCTTCGGTTGGTGTTATTTCGTTGAGCGCAGTGTCTACGAGCCAACCCCTGAAAACCACGGTGGGCGTTATGTGCAGAAGACAATCAAGAAACGGCTGATAGTCAAACAGTATCTAATAGTTGCCAGAGGCGCGGCCAAGTCGATGTACGCGTCTTTGATTCAGGCCTACTTTTTGACGGTTGACACATCGACGACACACCAGGTCACGACGGCGCCAACGATGAAGCAGGCTGACGAAGTCATGTCACCTACTAGAACAGCTATCACGCGCGCACGCGGGCCTCTGTTCCAGTTTCTCACCGAGGGCTCATTGCAGAACACAACAGGCTCGAGAGCCAATCGTGTGAAGCTGGCAGCAACAAAGAAAGGTATTGAGAACTTCCTCACCGGTTCTCTTCTCGAGGTTCGCCCGATGGCTATCAACAAGCTTCAGGGATTGCGGCCGAAGATCTCTACTATTGACGAATGGTTGTCGGGCGATCTTAGAGAGGACGTTGTCGGTGCAGTTGAGCAAGGTGCTTCGAAACTCGATGACTATCTGATCGTCGCTATCAGTTCCGAAGGGACTGTTCGCAACGGTTCAGGTGACACCATCAAAATGGAACTTGCTGACATACTCAAGGGCGAGTACCTTGCGCCACACGTTTCGATCTGGCATTACAAACTCGACGATCTGGAAGAAGTTGCCGATCCGTCGATGTGGGTGAAGGCCAATCCAAACCTGGGAGCCACGATTTCCTATGAAACGTATCAGCTTGACGTTGAACGGGCCGAAAAAGCACCGGCGTCTCGAAATGACATACTCGCCAAGCGCTTTGGAATTCCGATGGAAGGCTACACCTATTTCTTCACATATGAGGAAACGCTTGTACATCGTCCACGGGAATTCTGGCAGCTCCCATGTGCACTCGGTGCCGATCTATCCCAGGGCGATGACTTCTGCGCTTTCACGTTCATGTTTCCCTTGGGCAACGAGAAGTTTGGCGTCAAAACGCGGAGTTACATCACGTCGTTGACGTTGATGAAGCTTCCGGCGGCAATGCGGCAGAAGTACGACGAGTTTGTTGTTGAGGGAAGCCTTCATGTTTTAGAAGGAACAGTCTTGGACATGATGGAGGTATATGACGATCTAGATCAATTCATACAAACGTCGGAGTACGATGTTCGTACCCTGGGTTTCGATCCCTATAACGCCAAAGAATTTGTGACACGCTGGGAGGCGGAGAACGGCGCGTTTGGCATAGAGAAAGTGATCCAGGGTGCGAAAACTGAGTCGGTTCCGCTGGGCGAACTCAAAATTCTGAGCGAAGAAAGGCTCCTCATCTTCGATCAGGCCCTAATGTCTTTTGCCATGGGCAATGCGATCACGCTGGAAGACACCAACGGGAATCGGAAGCTCCTGAAGAGGCGGCAAGACGAGAAGATCGACAATGTCTCGGCTCTTATGGACGCGTACATCTCGTACAAAGCGAACAAGGAGGCTTTCGAATGAAATTGAAAGGAGGTGAAATGCGTTGGGATTGGGTGCGTCACTGAAACACGCTTGGAACGTCTTCACCAATCAGACACCAACTAGACAACCATATTCCGGCTATGGCGCAAGCTATAGTACGCGCCCAGATCGGGCACGGCTTCGAATTCCCAATGAACGATCGATCATATCCGGGATCTATACGCGTCTCAGCATCGATGTGGCCTCGGTTGACATGCGTCACGTGAGGTTGGATGACGAGAAGCGATACAAGGAGGACATCGAGAGCGGTCTCAATAGCTGTCTTACGCTTGAGGCCAACGTTGATCAGGCGGCGCGAGCTTTTCGCCAGGACATGGTGATGACTCTCTTCGATCGGGGCGTTGCGGCGATTGTCCCAGTCGATACGTCGATCAACCCAGAGCAGACAGCAGGTTTCGACATCTTGACGATGCGCGTCGGAGATGTGGTCACGTGGTATCCGAAACACGTGAGAGTCAGTCTTTACAATGAAGCCACGGGCGTGCGCGAGGAGATCACTCTCCTGAAATCTGCAGTGGCCATTGTGGAGAACCCGCTGTACTCTGTCATGAACGAGCCGAATTCTACGCTTCAGCGCCTTCTTTACAAGCTGAATCTCTTGGATGCAGTCGACGAACAGTCTGCTTCCGGTAAACTCGACATCATCATTCAGCTTCCGTATGTCATCAAATCTGAAGCTCGTCGGCAGCAGGCAGAGCAGCGCAGGTCGGACATCGAGTTCCAGCTCAAGGGCAGCAAGTACGGGATTGCCTATACGGATGGGACCGAGAAGATCACTCAGCTGAATCGCCCGGCCGAGAACAATCTCTTGGGGCAGGTCGAGTATCTGACCAAGATGCTCTATGGCCAACTCGGTCTGACCGAAGAGGTCATGAACGGCACGGCCGATGAAAAGGCCATGCTGAATTATTGGAATCGTACTATCGAGCCGATTCTCACTGCAATTGTCGAAGCAATGCGTCGTACCTTCCTGACCAAGACAGCTCGTACGCAGATGCAGTCGGTTCTGTTCTTCCGTGATCCGTTCAGGTTGATCCCGATTGAGAACATCGCAGAGATCGCGGACAAGTTCACACGTAACGAGATCCTGTCGGCCAACGAAATTCGTGGCATCATCGGATTCAAGCCACATCCTGATAAGAAGGCTGATCAGTTGACCAACAGCAACATGCCGTTGACGCCAGTTGTTCGAGATACTGGTCCTGTTACGTCGCCAAATCAGGATGCACTTGATCAGGTCAAAGTAGCTGTCGGTAATGGGGGCTCAACAAACGGAAACGGGAACGGAGCGGTAGCAAGCAGAAGCGGCTAAACGGCCGATGATCCAAACTGAAAGCGAGCATTCAAAATGGGAGCAAAGGCCAAGCCCGACTTCAGCGGCTACGCCACGAAGGCTGGTCTGAAGTGTTCCGATGGCCGGACAATCATGAAAGATGCGTTTGCGCATCAGGACGGGACGACTGTTCCGTTGGTCTGGCAGCATGGGCACAACGAACCGGGGAACGTTCTCGGTCATGCGGTTCTTGAGAATCGCGAAGACGGCGTCTACGCCTATGGGTACTTCAATGATACCGATTCGGCGAAGAACGCCAAGACGCTGGTCCAGCACGAGGACATCAAGTCTCTGTCCATCTACGCCAACTCGCTTACCGAGAAGGCAAAGTCGGTGCTTCACGGTTTCATTCGTGAGTTGAGTTTGGTTCTGTCGGGTGCGAACCCGGGAGCACTGATCGACAACATCACGCTGGCTCACTCAGATGGTGACACGGTCACGTTGGACGACGAGGCCATCATCTACACGGGTCTATCTCTGAATCACGCCGATGGCGGCGATGACGAAGACGACAAGGACGGCAAGGACGGCAAGGACGGCAAGGACGGCAAGGACGGCAAGGACGGCAAGGACGCGAAGCATTCCGCAGACGACCCGACAGTTCAGGAAGTCTATGATTCAATGACTCCTGAGCAGAAGGACGTCGTTCACTACATGGTTGGCGCTGCGCTCGAGGGCGCTGGCCAGTCTGCAAGTCACTCCGACAAGTCGGATGAATCCGACGACAACGACGACGAGGAAAAGGAAGGACGGCGTATGTCCCGCAACGTCTTCGAGCAGCAAGGCGGAGAGAAAAAGGAAGAGAAGCACGTTCTCAGTCACGACGCGATCAAGGGCATCGTCGATGATGCTCACCGTACCGGGTCGCTGAAGGAAGCCGTCGAAGCGTACGCGCTGAAGCACGGCATCGAGAACATCGATGTCCTCTTTCCCGACGCCCGCAACGTCACCGACACACCCGAGTTCGACAGTCGTCGCGTCGAGTGGGTCTCCGGCGTCATCAACGGGACGAAGCACTCCCCGTTCTCCCGAATCAAGTCCATCGTCGCCGACATCACGTTCGACGACGCCCGGGCGAAGGGCTACATCAAGGGAAATCTGAAGAAGGAAGAGTTCTTCGGGGTCTCGAAGCGTGTCACGACGCCCAGCACGATCTACAAGAAGCAGAAGCTGGATCGCGATGACATCATCGACATCACGGACTTCGATGTCGTGACGTGGCTCAAGGGCGAGATGCGTCTCATGCTGGATGAGGAGCTCGCGCGTGCGGTGCTCATCGGTGACGGTCGTGACGTCGCTGACGAGGACAAGATCAAGGATCCTGCAGGTTCCAACGAGGGTGCTGGGATCAGGTCGATCCTCAACGACCACGATCTGTACGTGGCGACGGTCAACGTCAACATCGACGACGCCAACTCGTCGCAGACAGAGATCGTCGACGGCATCATCACCGCTATGCGGTTCTACAAGGGTTCGGGTTCGCCGACGTTCTACACGACGCTCCCGGTGCTGACGAAGATTCTGCTCGAAAGGGACAATCTGGGTCATCGCCTGTGGCGTACGGCGTCGGATCTTGCCGCAGAGATGGGTGTCTCGAGCATTGTCACCGTTGAGGTGATGGAGAACGAGGAAGATCTCATCGGCATCCTTGTGAATCTGAAGGACTACACGATCGGCGCCGACAAGGGCGGAGACGTCAATTTCTTCGACGACTTCGACATCGATTACAACCAGTACAAGTACCTCTTGGAAACCCGTGTTTCGGGCGCTCTGACCAAGATCCGTTCGGCCATGGTTGTCAAGAAGGTCGCTGGTACCGACGTTCTTGTCTCTCCGAACGAGCCGTCTTTCGATGGCACGACGATCACCATCAACGGTACGACCGGTGTGGTCTATCACCGCGCGGATACCAACGCGGTTCTGTCTGACAACGCCACAGTCGCTCTGGCCGCAGGTCAGTCGTTGAAGGTCTACGCCGTTCCGACGGCGGGTCATTACTTCGAGAACAACGTCGATGACGAGTGGACGTTCGAGAACGAGGCCTAATCAGAAGGTAGGTTCTCAATGGCAAGGTTCTTTGGTCGTATCGGGTATGGTGAAACTGTAGAAACCACTCCTGGTGTGTGGGAAGATGACATTGTCGAGCATTCATATTACGGCGATGTTATCCGAAATTCGAGAGAGCTCCGCGAAGGAGAGAATCTCAACAAGGATCTCAGCGTACAGAACTCTATCAGCATAATTGCTGATGCGTACGCCAATGACCATTTCTTTGCCATTCGTTATGTGGAATGGGCGGGGACTTTGTGGACCATTTCGAGCGTTGAAGTGCAAAGTCCTCGTCTGCTGCTGAGACTAGGGGAGGTTTACAATGGCCCTACGCCTGCAGCTCCATGATCTCCTGCAATCCATCACGGATAACGTATATTTCCAGCCTCCAGAGAATGTGATGCTGGAGTATCCGTGCATCATCTATAAACGTGATTTTGCGGAGACCGAATTTGCTGATAATCAGCCATATAATCACACTTTAAGGTATATGGTTGTGGTCATAGATCGAAATCCTGACAGCGACATTCCAGGTAAAGTGGCTTCGTTACCGAAATGTGTATTCAATCGGTTTTATACAGCTGACAACCTGAATCACGACGTCTACAACGTGTTCTTTTAAGAGAAAGGAAGCAAATGGCTCCCCTAACATGGGACCAGGTCGGTGAGCGCCTGTATGAGACCGGCGTGGACCACGGAGTTCTGTACATTCCGGATTCGTCGGGTAGTTATGACGACGGGTATGCCTGGAATGGCCTCACGACCGTCACCGAGTCTCCTTCTGGTGCTGAATCCAACCCGCAGTTCGCGGACAACATCAAGTACCTGAACCTGATCTCGGCCGAGGAGTTCGGTGCGACGGTCGAAGCGTTCACCTACCCCGATGAGTTCGCTCAGTGCGATGGCACGGCGGTTCCTGAGCCGGGTGTCACCATCGGACAGCAGGGTCGCAAGCAGTTCGGGCTGTGTTATCGCACGCGCGTGGGCAACGATGTCGAAGGTACGGACCATGGGTACAAGCTGCACATGGTCTATGGCTGTCAGGCCGCTCCTTCGGAGAAGGCCTACGCCACGATCAACGATTCGCCCGAGGCGATCGCGTTCAGCTGGGATGTCACGACGTCGCCGGTTCCGGTCACGGATCTCAAGCCGACGGCGCTGCTGACGGTCGATTCGACAGTGGTCCCCGCAGCCACGATGAAGGAGCTCGAGGACATCCTGTACGGAACGGGTGGTGTCGACGCCCGGCTTCCGCTCCCGGACGAGGTCGTGGCGCTGTTCGGCGGATCGGTCACAAAGGTTCGTCTGACGGGAGCCAACGCTCCGACGTACGTTTCGGCGACGCACATTGTCACGATTCCGGCTGTCGCTGGTGTCACATGGACGATCAATGGTGCTGAAGCAACGCCTGGCGATCAGCCTGCCTTGTCGGCTGGCCAGTCAGCGAATGTTCAGGCCGAGCCGACGTCTGGCCACGTCATCGAAGGCGACGACGACTGGACGTTCGACTACTGATCGGCGAAAGGAGGCCAGAGGATGCTGCGAATTACTGTGCCAGGTGTCGAACATTTCGACGATTCGACCCAAGAGTTCATCACTCGAGGCGACGTAGTTCTGGAGTTAGAGCATTCTCTGGTCTCACTTTCAAAATGGGAGTCAATCCATGAGAAACCTTTCCTCGGAGATTCCGGCAAGACGACGGACGAGATTCTTGGCTACATAAAAGTCATGACGTTGACTCCCGAAGTTCCAGAGGAGATTTTCTCCAAGCTCTCTGAAGGGAACTACAAGGAGATCAACGAGTACATCGACGCCAAGATGACCGCGACCTGGTTTCATGACTCACAACAAGCTCCCAGGACTCGAGAGATCATCACAGCCGAGATCATCTACTACTGGATGATCACTTTTCAGATTCCCTTCGAGTGTCAATACTGGCATCTCAATCGTCTGTTCACTTTGATCCGAGTCTGCAACATCAAGCAGTCCAAGCCGAAGAAGATGAGCCGTTCTGAGATGGCAGCTCGTAATCGAGAGCTGAATGCTCAGCGTAAAACGCAACTGGGCACAAGGGGGTGACATGACAGTCCTGAAATGGGATGAGATCGGTGAACGGATCTATCAGACCGGTGTTTCTCATGGAGTTCTCTACCTTCATGATGATCGTGCCGTAGTCTGGAACGGTTTGACCTCGGTTGAGGAGACTTCCAACTCCGAGCGCAAGTCTTTCTATCTCGACGGGGTGAAATTCCTGGAAAATCTGACTCCTGGAGATTTCCAGGGTACGATCAAGGCGTTCACCTACCCCGATGAGTTCGATTTGGTCAACGGGATTGTCAAAGTCGTCCCTGGGCTGGCCTATTACGACCAACCGCCCAAGAGTTTCGATCTATCGTATCAAACGAAGATAGGAGACGCCGCCAGTCCGGATCATGGCTACAAAATTCATCTTCTCTACAATCTTCTGGCTAATCCTGACACTTTTGCGTTCTCGACGATAGGTGAAAGTGTCGAACCGATCGAATTCAGCTGGGATTTGACCGGAACACCCCCGATGATCAAGGGGAACAGGCCAACTGTTCATCTGTCCATTGATTCGACCGACATGGATCCCTCGGATCTCGAGCTGATCGAGGACATTCTCTATGGCACAGAGGACACGGATGCTCGTCTTCCCTCGATTTGGGAGCTTTCGGAGCTCTTCGGCTATCGTGGCGGGCTTCTCATCATCGATAACGGCGATGGTACCTGGAAGGCTGTCGACGATTCCAATACCTATATCTCCATGATCAATGACACCACGTTCCAGATCGATGGTGCAGATGCCACGTATCTGGACGCCACCACGTACACGATCTCGTCCACAAACCCAGATTAAGGAGGTGAAATATGGCTACAGTCACAGGTCTTACTGCAGATCGAATGCTTGCGATCGAGGCAGCATCTGTTGTCGACGGCGACGTCGTTGGTAACAACCTTATTCTCACCAAACACGACGGATCTCAGATCAATGCAGGAAATGTTCGTGGTCCGCAGGGACCTCAGGGCCCAACTGGCCAGGATCTTCCACTTCTGGCAGCAGTGCCCGTCCTGGATGTGGGTGTGATCAATCAGATTCGTGCTGGACGACAGCTTACGGCCCAGGATTTCACAAATATAGGCCTATCGGCACCGATTGGTCTTTGGAACCTCTCTGATCTGGTCGATGCCAGCGGTAATGGCCGCAATCTTGTCAACAAAGGTGCTGTTCCGTTTGACATCGGTATCAACGGGGTGGCTGCAACGGCAGCAAAGTTTAGTGGCGCAGCTACACAAGTACTTTATATTGCCGATACCGGTGTGGCTGATCCATTCAGGATCAAAACCGGGTCCTGGGGGTGCTGGGTTCGAACAGCCAAGCGTACTGGTTCACAATACTGCTTGGCAAAGGCTAGCGGTCCGGCTGGTCAATACGCATATTTCATAAGTCTCTCTGGACCATCGGCCCAAACTCAGGTCTCGGGTGATGGCAGCGCAACGGGCAGTATCACAGGCACAAGTGATATTGCTGATGATCGTTGGCATTTTATCGTTGTTACTTACGACGGTGGGATAGTTCGACTCTATGTGGACTGTAATCTGGAAGGAATAATGGCTTATGCGGGAGCTATATTCTCCAGTTCTGGTCCTCTGAACATCGGCGGCTATGGCGGCGATGCTGGAAACAATGTGCAAGCCGCTTCCTCAGTTTTTGGTCGTGTAGACGAGGCGTTTGTCACTGGGGATGTTCTGACAGACGATCAGATTCGTAATCTGTACTGCGCAAAGATTCCGCATACACTTGGAGTTGTTCCCAATCGCGTTACGCTAAATGTTCACCGTCGCCGCAAAGGAGCTACACCAACGAGTCCCGATTTTGGAACAGCCCCGCAGAGGATGTACACTTTCTCAGCTGGGTCACTTGCTGATACCGGTACGCAAAATGTTGCATTGGTCAACAATGGCGGTGCGCCAGCTATAGGTGGTGCGGATGGTACACCTGGTAACGCTTTCTTGTTCACCGGTGGGCAATTCCTGAACGCAACAGATGCCGGTTTGCCTGCGGCCTTGAATCCACGCAGTTATGGTTGCTGGTTCAAATCAGTTGGGCCCACTCCCGGATCCAATCAGACCATAATGTGCTGGGGTACGTATACTGCGAATGAAGCGCGGCTTCTCATGACCAATGGTGGTCTGCTTCAGTCGAACAGTGGCGGCGATGGTATGGGCGATCGAGATGTCGCTGATGGTCTCTGGCATTTCGCTGTTGTCACGGAGGAAAATGCTCCGTTTGACGGTGTAAAGCGCAAGCTTTATCTAGACGGACGAGTAGTTGCCAGTTCTCTAGTTCTGAACTCGATTACTCTTGCTGGTGCCACTATGTTCCGCATTGGGCTCAATGGCGGCTCGTCAGGATCGTTGTTCTCTGGCGCAGTGGATAGTGCTTTTGTGTGCGACT